CAAAGATTTTACGGGCAAAGATATATGTAAAAAACGTGGAATCCAACTATATTTCAATAAGAGAGATCACCGGTTCTCAACCAGCTCTCTTAGACAATTGGTCGCAGAAAAACAACAATAAAAGAAGATGGAGTCGGTATGGAAGATGTAGTTAATGGCATCAGGGTTGACTATTCTCGTGATTCTTTGTTTGATGAACTTGGTTTAACAAGACTAAGAGAATCATACATGATGGATGGAGAAGAAAGCCCGCAGCAAAGATTTGCTTACGTGTCAAGCAAATTTGGGTCAGACGCAGAACACGCACAAAGGTTATATGAGTATTCAAGTAAGCATTGGTTAAGTTATTCAACACCAATCTTATCATTTGGTAGATCTAAAAGAGGTTTACCTATATCATGTTTTTTAAATTTTATCGATGATACAGCGGAAGGTTTAGTTGAAAATTTGTCGGAAACTAATTGGTTATCTATGCTTGGTGGCGGTGTTGGTATCGGCTTCGGCATCAGGTCAGCGGACGATAAATCAACGGGCGTTATGCCGCACCTCAAGATGTATGACGCATCCAGTCTCGCTTATCGTCAAGGTAAAACAAGAAGAGGATCATACGCTGCATACTTAGATATATCACATCCTGATATCTTAATGTTCTTAGAAATGAGAAGACCAACCGGCGATCAGAACATGAGATGTTTAAACTTACATCATGGTATTAATATTCCTGATGCATTCATGGAGATTATTGAAAACTCTATGAAGGATGCAGACTATGATGATTCATGGGAATTAAAAGATCCACATTCAGGTGAAGTTGCTGAAGTTGTATCAGCAAAAGAATTATGGCAACGTATTTTAGAAATGCGTATGCAAACGGGTGAACCGTATTTACACTTTATTGACGAGTCAAACAGGCAAATGCCGCAATGGTTGAAAGACAAAGGATTAAAAATCCATCAATCAAACCTATGTTCTGAAATCATTCTGCCGACTAATGAAAAAAGAACAGCGGTATGTTGCCTGTCCTCTATTAACTTGGAGTATTATGATGATTGGAAAAACAACAAAATGTTTCTCAAAGATATGGCAGAAATGCTGGACAACGTGTTGCAATATTTTATTGACAACGCTCCTGATACCATTGCTCGTGCTAAATATTCTGCTACTATGGAGCGGAGCATTGGTATTGGTGCTCTTGGCTGGCACGCTTTATTGCAGCGAAAAAATATCCCTTGGGAATCCGCGATGGCTACAGGCCTCAACAAAGAGATATTCTCAACTATCAGACGCCGCTTGGATTCAGCGAATAAACACCTGGGTACAGAACGCGGTCCATGTCCTGACGGGAAGGCCGAAGGAGTAAGATTTTCGCATGTAATGTCAATTGCTCCAAATGCATCTAGTTCTATTATTATGGGTAATACTTCACCAAGTATTGAACCATTTAGAGCTAATGCTTATAGACAAGATACTTTATCTGGTTCTCATATGCATAAGAACCAATACTTGGATAAATTAATCTTAGATAAGGTTAAAGATCCTGAAAAGTATGATGAGTTATGGTCATCTATCATTGCAAATGATGGTAGTGTCCAACATCTCTCTGAACTTGATGATTGGGAAAAAGATGTATTTAAAACTGCGATGGAGATCGATCAAAGATGGGTTGTACAACACGCTGCAGACCGTCAAGAGTTTATTGATCAAGCTCAAAGTTTAAATGTATTCTTTAGACCTGATGCTGACATTCGTTATATTCATGCTGTGCACTTCTTAGCATGGAAACAAAAACTTAAGACTATGTACTATTGTCGTTCTGATAAAATTGCTAAAGCAGATAGAGTTGCCAAGCGTATCGAACGTGAGGTAATTAAAGAAATTGACTTCCAGCAAATGACGGAAGGTGAAACTTGTTTAGCATGTGAGGGATAAATGAAAAGACGACTATTGAAAGAACTTCTTCTTAAGTTCATTGAAAGAAGAAGAGCCAAGAAAGCTGGCGTATACATAATAATGAATGGTAAAAAAGTATATATAAAAGATATATATGAAGCAGAAGGTTATATTAACATCGAGACAGAGGAAAAAATAAATGGCGGATAAACTATCACTAAGAGACGAAAGATCATACTACAAACCTTTTAACTATCCATGGGCATTTGATGCATGGTTAAAACATGAACAATCACATTGGTTACATACAGAAGTACCAATGGCAGAAGATGTAAAAGATTGGAAAAAGAAATTAACCAATGAGGAAAAACATTTCCTTACTAACATCTTTAGATTCTTTACACAAGGTGATATTGATGTAGCCGGTGGCTATGTTAAGAATTACTTGCCATATTTCCCACAACCAGAAATAAGAATGATGTTAATGGGTTTTGCAGCAAGAGAAGCATTACATATTGCAGCATACTCACATCTAATTGAAACACTCGGTATGCCTGAGTCTACATATAATGAATTCTTAGAATATGAAGAAATGAAGGATAAACACGATTATGTTACCGAACTCAGCTCGAAAAATGGTGATAAAGCATCGACTGCCGCTCATATTGCAGTATTCTCCGCTTTTACGGAAGGTATGCAGTTGTTTAGTAGTTTTATCATGCTTCTTAATTTTCCTCGTCATGGATTAATGAAAGGCATGGGCCAAATCGTTACTTGGTCTATTGTTGATGAAACTCAACATGCTGAATCTATGATTAAGTTATTTAGAACTTATATTGAGGAAAACAAAGAGATCTGGAATGATTCTCTTAAATCTAAAATCTATTCAATTGCAGAAAAGATGGTTGAACTTGAAGATAAGTTTATCGATCTTGCTTTCTCTCAAGGTGATATGAGAGATTTAAACTCAATTGATGTCAAAAAATATATTCGATATATTGCTGATAGACGTCTTATCTCTTTAGGTATGAAAGGTATATTTAAAGTGAAAAAGAACCCATTACCATGGGTAGAAGAAATGATTAATGCTCCAGTACATGGTAACTTCTTTGAAAATAGAGTTACTGATTATGCAAAAGGTGCATTAAAAGGTTCTTGGGAAGATGTCTGGGGTACAGCACACGCTGCATAATTATAAATAATAGTATATTGTAATAAGGAAATATATGGCTGTCAGACATTTTGTTTGTGAGCACTGTGATTCTCATGGTAAAATTACGGTGAAAACAAATGACATTAATTCAGATGATATCGTTTACTGCCCTGTGTGCGGCGGCGATATCTTTGAAGATGACGACTATGATGAATAATGTGGTTATACAATGATCAACCCTTCGACGAAACACCGGAAGACTATCAAGGATTTGTTTACCAAATTACTGAACTGGATACTGGTAAGAAATACATAGGTAAAAAGTTCTTTTGGAAACCTAAGATACTTCCTGTAACTAAGTCACGTAAAAGAAGGGTAAGGACTCGAACAGAGTCCGATTGGAGAACTTATTATGGATCAAGCAAAGAAGTACAAATGCTTGTTGAAGATAAGGGCTCTGACAATTATAAACGAGAAATATTGCACTTATGTAAGACCAAAGGTGAGTGTTCCTATTGGGAATTATATCACCAAATGGTTAACCACGTCTTACTCAAAGATGACTATTATAATGAATTTGTCGGCGCAAAGATTCATTCAAAACATCTAAAAATAGAGGAAGGAGATCTATAATGATTATCCTTATGTTTGTAACAGCGTTAACATTATCTGTTATTGCTGCTTACTATTCATTAATGGGTTTAGCTGCCATATTTGCGGCAGCAGTAATACCTATCCTTGTTATGGGAGGAGTTCTAGAAGCCTCAAAGCTTGTTGTGGCCTCTTGGGTTTATAGAAACTGGAAAGAAGCTCCATTCTTATTAAAATCATATTTGACAATTGCTGTTGTGGTCTTAATGGTCATTACATCAATGGGTATCTTTGGTTTCTTATCAAAGGCTCACTTAGATCAAGCTGTACCAACCGGCGATTATGCTGAACAAGTTTCATTTATTGATGAACAGATTGCTATTGAAAGGGAAACAATTTCAAATAGTAAAGCTCTCATCAAACAAATGGACGATGTTGTTAATCGTAAGATGGAATCAGAAGGTCGTGAACTTAAAGATGAAAACAATAATACATATGTAGAAGATGTTGCTGAACGTGCATTAAAGATTAGAAGATCACAGGCAAGAGATCGTTCTAGTTTAACTAAACGTATCAAGGCATCTCAAGCTAAGATTATTGAGTTACAAAAAGAAAAGGCACCACTGTCTAAAGATCTACGAGAACTTGAAGCAGAGGTTGGTCCAATTAAATATATTGCTGCATTAATATATGGTGATGAACTAGATCAATCATTATTAGAAAAAGCTGTACGTGGTATGATAATATTGATTGTTGCTGTATTTGATCCATTAGCTGTACTCATGTTAATTGCTGCAAACTGGTCATTAAAACATAAGCAACCCCTTGCACCTCGACCACCAAAAAATGGTTTAGGTCCCATACAAAGACAAGTTGCAAAAGGTCCAGATGTAAAAAAGCCTCAAGCTGAAGTTCTAAAAGAACCGGTGAAGGAAACTCCAGCCAAAAAACCTAAATCATTACGTAAACCTTTAAAAAGGAAGTGGTTACAAAAAGAGGAGGTTAAACCTACACCTCCTCAACCACGTAAACCATCACTTGAGATCTTTTCTGATGGAAAACATGCATTTAAGGATAAAGATCTTTTATAAATAATATAAACTGATATACATTATGCTCTTTTGATCTATATACGTTAAACTAATCGAGAGAGTAAAATGAAACGAGAATTATTCAAATTCGCGGCCTGTATTCTATTGGGTACGCTTTTATCTATTACTGTATTTGCTGAGACGAATACTGTTACATCTACAGTATCAGGTACGGTAACTGGTACAACTACAATCGATCGAACCCCATCTACAGCGATGGCACCAAACATTATGATTAACCAAAACGATATGTGTAAATCTGGCGTTGGCGCTGGTGTACAATCTTCTGTTATTGGTTTAGCATTAGGTGCTACAGTTGTTGATGATAACTGTGAACGAATTAAATTATCACGATCATTATATCAAATGGGTATGAAAGTAGCAGCAGTATCTACACTCTGCCAGGATGCACGTGTATTTGATGCAATGATGATGGCCGGAACTCCTTGCCCAATTGAAGGTAAAATTGGTAAAGAAGCTATGGCATTATGGGAAGATAATAATGAAAAAGTTCCTGCAGGTTCAAGCTGGAAACCAGTTGTTCGTGAAGAAGAAGTTACAGTAACAACACAACCATATACAACAAATCCATTAGGTCAACGTAACTAGTGAAAGATACAGTAACAATAGTAGGTATTTTACTTCTTTGCGGAACGTTTTTCTATATGATGGCAGATGCAAAGA